GACCCCTAGTCATGACCGGTCATGACGGGGCGACCCCGAGTCATCACAGGGCGACCCCTGGCCATCACAGGGCGACCCGAAGTCATGACGGGGCGGCCCGATCATGACCGCCATCAAAGACCGCATCAAAGAATTGCGACGAGTGCCTGCCAGCTCGCTGGTTCCCAATCCGAAAAACTGGCGGCAACATCCACCAGCACAACAGCGGGCGATGGCGGCCGCACTCGACGAGATCGGATTCGCCGACGCGATGATTGCCAGAGAGATCGACGACGGCAAACTGCAATTGATCGACGGGCATCTGCGGCAGGAAACCGCGGGCGATGAACTGGTGCCAGTACTGGTGCTCGATGTCAGCGAAGACGAGGCCGACAAGCTGTTGGTCACACTCGACCCGTTGGCCGCGATGGCAACGGCCGATGCCGAAAAGCTCAGCGATCTGATTTCCCACATGACGATCAATTCCGACGACCTGCAAAGCGTGGTCGACGGGATCGCCGAGGATGCAGGAATCTCAACCGCACCGGACATCATCGAGGATGAAGTGCCGGAGCCGCCAGCCGATCCGATCACGCAGCCAGGCGACCTGTGGCTGCTTGGAGATCATCGTTTGCTGTGCGGTGACGCGACGAAGGCGGAAGACGTGGGCCGGTTGATGGGTGGAGAGACGGCGAGCATGCTGTTCACAGATCCGCCTTATGGTGTGAACCACGTTGGCGGGACCAAAGATCCTCGGCGAAAGACTCACCGATCCGGCGGAGTGGTTCACAATGATGACGCTGATCAGTTTTTGACCGTCGTTGTCCCGTCATTATCACACGCGGTCGACGTGACGAAAGATGGTGCCTGCTGGTACGTGGCTGGGCCGGCAGGGCCAGCAGGCGTCGGATTTGCATCGTGGCTCTTGGATGCTGGCATTCTCCGTCAGATGATTGTTTGGGTGAAGCATGCGTTCGTTTTTGGCCGAAGCGATTATCATTTCCGCCATGAGATGGTGTTCTACGGATGGAAGCCGGGGGCGTCACATCACGCAGTTGAGGACCGCTCCCAGGACACGGTCTGGGAGTTTGACCGCGGAGACAAGTCTGTCGATCATCCAACGAGTAAACCAGTCGAGCTGGTATCAAAGGCGATCAGCAACAGCACGTCACGTCAAGAACTGGTTTATGACCCGTTCCTGGGTTCAGGAACGGCTGTGATCGCATCTGAACAACTCAACCGCAAATGTTACGGCCTGGAAATTAGTCCGCAGTATTGCGATGTGATCGTGAAGCGTTGGGAATCGCTCACCGGCAAGACAGCAGAGAGGGCCTGACAATGGGTGGCCGCGGATCAGGACGAAAACACAAACCGACGGCGGTGCTGAAATTGCACGGCAGCCCGACAGCCAAGAAGCGAAAGCAGGAACCGAAGCCGCCGCCAGGCCGGCCGATCTGCCCGACGTTCATCGACAAATGTGCCAAGGCGGCATGGCGACAACTGATCCCGCAACTCGCCGAGATGGGTGTTCTCACGCAAGTCGACCGCAACGCGTTGATTCGATACTGCCAGACCTGGAGCCGGTGGCGACGGTGTGCCGAGTTCATCAACGACCACGGCGAGACGTACCAACTGAAAGACGATCACGGCAACTTCAAGTGCCTGCAACAATGGCCGCAGGTTTCCATTTACAACAAATTGTCGGACACACTGTCACGCCTCGAAGGCGAGTTTGGACTGACGCCATCCGCACGGGCTAGCATCCAGGTCAGCCCAGGCGCGTTGAAGCCGGTCGACAAAAAGGCCGCATACTTTGCGTAATCAGGAACCACAATTCCACTTCGATGAAGCCGCCGCAGATCGCGCCGCGGAATTCTTCCCGCTGTTCATGCGACACACCAAAGGCCCAATGGCCGGCAAACCGTTTGAGCTGCTCCCCTGGCAATCACAGATTGTGCGTGACCTGTTCGGTTGGAAGAGATCCGACGGCACACGCAAATACAGAATTGCCTACATCGAAGTCCCACGCAAAAACGGCAAGAGTGCATTCGCCGCCGGCCTGGCCCTGATGTTGTTGCTGACCGACGGCGAACAGGGCGGCGAAATCTACAGTGCCGCACACACGCGCGATCAGGCCGCGGTGGTCTACCAGATGGCCGCGTCGATGGCCCGCAAAGATCCAGACATCGCCGCACGCGTCAAAGTTCGCGACAGCCGAAACCGCATCATGCATCCAGAGAGCGATTCATACTATCGGGCGATCCCATCAGACCCAGAGTCGGCACACGGTGCAAATCCCAGCGGCATCATTTTCGACGAACTCCACACACAGACAAGTCGTGATCTGTGGGACGTGTTGCAGACCGGCACAGGTGCCCGGCGTCAACCGCTGACAATTGCAATCACAACTGCCGGTCATGACCGATCAAGCATCTGCTGGGAACTGCACCAGCGGGCCGAGGCTGTGCTTGCCGGCCAGGTCGACGACCCGTCATTCTACCCGGTCGTTTTCTCCGCTCCGACAGACGCCGACTGGACCGACGAGGACGTATGGAAATCCGCCAACCCGTCGATCGGTCACGCCGTTTCGGTCGAGTATCTACGCGAGCAGTGCCAGCGGGCACAGGACTCGCCCGCGTTTGAAAACACATTCCGCAACCTGCACCTCGACCAGTGGACAGAACAGGCTGTGCGGTGGATGCCAATGCACGCGTGGGACAAATGCAAATCTGAAACCGTGCCAGACCTGGCCGGCTGTCGATGCTGGGCCGGCCTGGACATCGCCTCAACGCGTGACGTGACGGCACTGGTGTTGTTGTTTGAAATCGAACGCGGCCGGTTCTGGATGCAGCCGCATTTCTGGATTCCAAAAAACTCGATCGATCGCCGATCAGAACAGGACCGCCGGCAGGTGCTGAACTGGGCCGAACAGGGCCACATGACACAGACCGACGGGCCGCATTCCGGCGTCGTTGACTACACGCAGATCGCCGCCGAGATGGTCGAATTGTTCAGGGATTACGACGTGCAGAGCGTGGCGTATGACCCGTATGGCTCAGCTCATTTTCTGGTGCAACACGTCCATGAAGACGGACACCAGGACATCGCGTTTGAGCAATTCAAGCAAACCATTTGGAACTATTCACTCCCAACAAAACGATTCGCGGAACTGATCACGACAGGCCAACTACAACACGACGGCGACCCGGTGCTCCGCTGGATGGCCAGCAATGTCGTGGTGAAGTCCGACGTCAACGACAACGTGCGGCCAGACAAAGGCAAGTCTCAAGATAAAATCGACGGCATCGTTGCGGCGATCATGGCTCTGGGAATCAGCAGCCAGGACGCGACACAGGCCGGCACGGCATACGACACCGGAGAGGTGGTATTAGCGTTATGATCCTCGACCAATACGGAAAAGAAATTACCGACAGTTTTGAAAATCCCAGCGTGCCGCTGACCGATCCGCGAGCCTGGGAAATGTTAATGCACTCCGGCGGGCCGACCGACTCCGGCGTGAGCGTCAACGACAGAACCGCGATGGGCTACCCGCCGCTGTGGCGGGCCATCAGCCTGATATCCGGCGACGTGGCCAAGTTGCCACTGAACGTCTATCGCAGGATGCCCGACAACGGAAAAGAACAGGCCACTAAAAATCCGGCGTGGCCATTGCTCAGACGCAAAGCCTCGCCGCCGATCAAGAGTGCACAATTCAAGCGGACACTAACCTATCATGCCCTGCTGTTCGGCAACGGTTTCGCGACGATTCAACGCGACCAAAACAAACAACCGACGTCGCTGTTGATCATCCATCCGCACAGCGTCACGGCCAGGATTCTGCCGGACTCCGTGACCTATTCAGTCAACACCGCTGACGGGTCAATCGTCGGCATCCCGTCGCGTGATATGCTGCACATCCGCGGGCTGTCACCGGATGGCGTGATGGGCCACAGCATCATCGACATGCTAGGTGAGGCCCTCGGCGTCGGTATGGCAGCCCAGCGATTCGGGGCACGATTCTTCGGGCAGGGAGCAAACGCCGGCGGCGTGTTGATGATCCCAGGCCATTTCTCCGAGGAAGCCATTGCAAACGTCAAACGCTCGTGGGGCAAAATGAACGAGGGATTAACGAACGCACACAAAGTGATGCTGCTGCAAGACGGTGCGAAATTCCAACAACTGACGGTGCCACCAGAAGCCGCACAATTTTTGCAAACCAGGAACTACGAAATCCGCGGCACGGTCGCCAACATCACCGGCTGCCCGCCGCACAAACTGGGCGACGACAGCCGCACATCCCACAGCAGTCTTGAACAGGAAAACCAAAGCTATCTCAACGAATGTTTAGACACGTGGCTGGTGGAGTGGGAGGGCGAGTGCGGTGACAAACTGTTAAGCGACGCCGACAAAGTCGACGATCGGTATTTTGTCGAGTTCAACCGGATGGCACTTTTACAGGTGGATCACGCCACGAGATTGAACGGATACAAGACCGCGAAAGAGGGCGGCTGGTTGTCGACGAACGAGATTCGCGTCCGCGAAAACATGCCAACAATCGGCGAGATCGGCGACATTTACTACAGCCCGGCAAACTGGATGCCAGTCGGCACTGACGACATCGCCAAGGAAGACAGCCCAGACCAGGACACAACCGCACCGGCAGCCGTGTTACCATCGATAAAACTGGAGTCGTTATCCCAGTGCGGAAACCCGGCAATCGAGGGCTGGGCGGCGGCCCAGTCGATCGTCCCCGAGATGGCCGCCAGCCTAGAGTATATGGTCGGCCACAACGTGGATCGCAGCTTGATGATTGAAGCGGGCCGCATCAATAAACTGGCCGCCGCCGGTGGAAACTTCCTACAGGCCGTCGACGACCACTATGCAACGTGGGCCGCCAAGGCATCGCCCTGGTATCCCTCGGCAGCGGTGCCGGCACTGATCGCACACGCCGCCGAATCACAACGCCAACTACTCGACGTGGCTGGAGCATCAACAGCCGAAACACTCGCCGGCAACGTGGCCGAACTGGTCAACCGCTGGCCTGCCCGTGCCGATTCACTCACCGCCAAAATTCTGGAGCTATCAAAATGACCGAGATCCTACTGTATGACGCCATCGGAGCTGAGCCAGAACAGGCACAGGAAATCGTCCGCGAGATCCGGGCCGCGGAATCGGACATCGATATCCGAATCAACTCCGGCGGCGGGTCGGTGTTCGATGGTTTAGCGATCTACAATCAGTTGGCCCAGGCACCGGGGGCGGTCACGATCTACGTTGACGGAATCGCTGCGTCGATTGCGTCGATCATCGCAATGGCCGGCGATAGAATCGTGATGGCCGAGAATGCCAGCCTGATGATTCACGATCCAATGGGACCGAGTGCCGCAGCATTTGGCCCGGCTGAACTGTTGCGACAGGCCGCCGACGAGACAAACCAGATGGCCGATTTGCTCGACAGAATCCGCGGCAACCTGGCCGACATTTACGCCGCACGATCTGGCCAGCCAGTGGCGATGATCAATGAATGGATGGGCGAGGAAACGTGGTTCTCGGCCGAGGAAGCGACAGCCGCCGGCCTGGCCGATGAGGTGTTGTCGAACAAAGTCATCAAGGCCGATAGGCGGGTTAAAATTGCCGCCAGGTGGGGTTCTGAGCAACTGGCTGACATTCTCACCGCGTCAGCCAAGCGGGCCGACCAGGACCGCGATCAGTCGATGTCGGTTGGCGATTGGAGCGAACGGAAGCGGCGGCGTCTGCGACTGGCTCGCGCCAGGCTGCAATTGACAGACCTGGAATCACTGACATAAACTGACGGCACAACTGAAGACGTCCGCGATTGTCCGAGGCAGAAGCCAGACGACAAACGGCGAGACGGCAGCAAACCGCAGAAGCGGCGAGTTTTGCCAGTAGTCATTTTAACCATGACTGCCAGCGAGGTTCGCCGCTTTCGTCGTTCCTACTGGCAAAAATAGGATCGACGAAATGTCTGATATTCAAAAACTGATCGACGAGCGGCAAACACTGGTCAATAATTCTCGCGACTTCCTCGAAGAGCACGAAGCCGATGGGCTGACGACGGATCAGGAAGCCCAGTTTGCTGCGATGCACGCCGACCAAGAGAAGCTCTCGGAGAAGATCACCGAGCTACAGGCGGCCGCTGATCGCCGGGCCGATATGATCGCCCAGCAGGATGCCGCAGAAAAGGCGTTGCAACAAAACCTGACGACCTACGCCGACCGCATCACCGCCGCGGGCGGAATCAAAACGCCAGACGGCACGCGTCAGAAGCTGGGACCACAGGAAGCCCAGGCGTTGGCGTTGCAAGGCTGGATGCTTCAGTGTAACGGCCTCGACATCACCGACGAACACCGCACCGCCGCGTTTCAAACGCACGCCGACCTGCGGTCGAAAGATTTCTCGGTCAAACTGAACGCGCGGGCCCCGAAGTGGCGTGACATCGAAGCCGCACAGGGCACCGGATCGACCGGGGCCGGTGGAGCGTTGGTGCCGACTGGCTTCGTTCCCGAGCTGGAACAGGCACTGTTGGCGTTCGGTGGTGTGCGTGAATTGTCGCGAATCATTCGCACCGAGAGCGGCAATGATCTCGACTTTCCCAGCGACAACGACACCACAAATTCCGGCGTGTTGCTCGCTGAGAATGTGCAGGATGCGGAACAAGATGTGACGTTCGCCACCACGACGCTGGGTGCCTACAAATACACATCGAAGATTGTGAGAGTTTCGATCGAGCTGATGCAGGACTCGGCCCTGAATCTGCCGCAGATTCTCGGTGAGATTCTCGGCACGCGTCTCGCCCGTGGTCAGGCAAACGCTCTGACGGTAGGCAGCGGCAGTTCGGCTCCGCAGGGTGTGGTTGTTGGCTCCACACTCGGCGTGACAGCAGCGGCCGTCGCGGCCGTCACAATGGATGAATTGTTGTCACTCCAGTCCGCCGTCGACCGCAGCTACAGGCGGAACGGAAAATGGATGATGCACGACAGCACATTGTTGGCCGTCAAGAAGCTGAAAGACAGCGATGGCCAGTACCTGTGGCAGCCCTCGTTGCAGGATGGCGCACCGGATCGCCTGGCCGGCCAGGAAGTGGTGACGAATAACGACATGGCCGAACTCGCCACCGGCAACAAGACCGTCATCTATGGTGACTTCTCCAAGTTCCTGATTCGCGAAGTTCGCGACATCATCCTGGTTAACATGCGTGAGCGATACGCTGATTATCATCAGTCAGCATTCGTCGCCCTGCTCCGCTTCGATTCTAAGTTGCTCGATGCTGGAACGAATCCGATTCAACATCTGATTCAAGCCTGATCCGTTTCGCCGCTAGTGGCTGCCCGGTGGTTTTCCCATGCCGCCGGGCGGCCGCGGGTCAGAGAGGGAAAGACCATGCGAATCCAAATGCTTACGACATACGCCGGCGTCAACTTCGCCTTGAATTCCGGCCAGCAGTACGACGTCGATGATGACGACGCCAAACGGTACATAGCCGCCGGCGGGGCCATCGAGATCACCGCCGCGAAGCCAGTCAAGAAACCAGCCAAGAAGAAGGCCGCCAGTGCTAAGTCAACACGCAAGCCTAACTCGTAGCGTCGACCCGACAGCCGACCCGGTGCTGCGTTCGGAGATCAAGCATCACCTGCGTGTCGATGCCAGCAATATCGATGATGATGGCTACATCGACAGCCTGACCGCCGCGGCCACGGCACAGCTCGAACACGATGCCGACATCAGCATCATGCCACAGACCTGGCAACTGAGGCTCGACACATTTCCCACAGGAAACGAGGTGATCACACTCGACCGGCCGCCAGTGACCAGCGTCACGAGCGTCACCTATTACGACGGCGATGACGTCAGCCAGACACTGGCCGCCAGCAATTACAGCGTCGACACATCAACCAGCCCTGGCCGGATCAAGTTGACGCTCAACAACACCTGGCCGACGACACGATCACAGCGACCCGCCGCGGTGCTGGTCACATTTGTCGCCGGCTTTTCAACGGTGCCAACGGCAGCCATACAGGCCATTAAGCTGCTCGTGTCACACTGGTATGACAACCGGGAGTCTGTCGCATTCAACAAGTCGCTGCCGCTCACAGCGACGGAGCGGCGACTGACTCAGGCGTATCTGAGTCTGTCCGATCAACTCCGCTGGAGATCACCTGTCGCATGAACTCAGGCCGATACAAAAACCGTGTGAGCATCCGCAGGCTGAAATCCACAGCCACACAG